AGTATACGCTCCGCATATCTCACCTATTGATAGTGCCTTGTCGTCGTGTACCGTGCTTGTCCAGGGCCATCGCTTGGTTGCCTCGCCATTAACCTTTGTTCCTGATATCCTTATGATCACGTTGTTTGGTATGCTATCCATGCCGTATGCCTTGGCATAATCCTGTATTAGTTTAGCTTCCTTTGTAGGTATCCAATGCCTGACATTTGGTGTACGTCTAGCGACTGCTAAGATATTGAGTAGGTGCTTCATGGATTGTAGATCGCCAGCGTCATGCCACCTGAACCATTCGTCCTTTGAGTGTGATATTTGTTTTACCATAGCGTCAACCCATTGTGCATGGTATAAGGACGCTAGGCGTTTTTGTTGTGACTTGGTAACACTAGGGAAGGTATAGTTTCCCTTTAGTGCGTAGCAGTCATGGCACACCGTACCTTTGAGCTTGGCCAGTATGGCCCCGACATTACATGCAATGGCGGGTATGCCGTAGGCTTTCCCTGGCATCTTGCTAGGGTTGCCAAGTGTGCCGGCAATTTCCTTTGCCGCTTTCAATGTCATAGTCATATTCTATTCCTCTAATAAGTTGACAATTAACTTGCTACTATCTTTCGGGTATACCGTGATTGTCATAGTGCCTTGTTCGGATACAATCTCGATGTCCCTCCATTGGATAGACTGCGAACCTTTGCCGCATACCTTTACAGGTTTTACGGTAATGCTTTCGACCCTGTGAATGTTCATGTTCATCATGTGTTATTCTCCATAGGTATTCCATAGCTTGGCCAGTATTGACCAAGTAAGGGTTCCCCTTATCATCCGCTTTGCATTAGGCTAGGTGGGACGGCACCTATATATGCTACTCAATACTATGCAGGGGCTAACATCCTTTTAGGTTGGTTTGCAATAGGTCTGATCGAATCCGACCTGCTAGACATGCCTAACATGTTGCGCCAATGCTTACCCAATACATCCTTCTCAGGCTTCCTGGCCGCTCGTTTTTCCCGTCTTGTCATTGGTTCGTTTCCTTTCCTGTTACTATTAGATATGGGGATGAATGTTTAAATTACAAGGGGCAATCGGTAATTATTTATCAATTGCCCCTACTAATTCAAACATTCATCTTTTAATACGACCCCATTTTGCAACATAAGCATCCCATATAACATTGCATTCTACCATGCCCGATTGAATGTTATCGAGCTTGGTTTTAATCTTTCTAACCTTTTGGCTGTAATCTTCTAACTCTTTTGTGTAATCCGTAAATTCTTCGTTTGTCATTTGTTTCGCCTTCTGTTTTCTAATTGCTACACTATATAGATAGGAACGAATACCAGAAAAACAATAGAACAATATTGCATACCAGACATGCGGTAAACGCATACCTATCCGTATCCATGTTGCAGTGCAGCATAGATCATATTGCAGTGCACCATTCAGTATCATGTTGCAGTGCACCATAGGTTATGTTGCATCGCACCATATATGTTGCAGTGCGGTAAATAGGTAGCATGCTATTGATATGATAGGATACTATTAGGTTGCTATTGGTATCAAATGAAACGACCTGTATACATGCAGAAACCCTTATGTATCCCACCACTCCACCATATATCCGTCCAGTACACTCCAACCCGGTATATATCAGTCCGATATAGGACGATACGTATGCGAAAGACTACATATAAACATATACTTATGACATTATGGCTATTAGGTCAACATCCCTGTCCTATCAGGGGAATGCTACCATGTCCATATAAATATATCTTTATATCGTTGGGGAAACATGAAGGGGGAGGGTAGGGCCAGGGGGGGTGGTCCCTCTACTATATACCCAGGTGATCTATTTTTATAAAAAACAACCCTTATGTGTCCTATAAGGATCGGGACAGGCTCCTATCTGATACAATAGGGATAGGAATAGCCTCCTATCTGATACAATAGGGAACAGGATGGGCCTATCAGGAACAAGATAGTGGGATATCCTTCCCAACAGGGTCGAAACCTATACAGGATACTAATAGATAGGGGGGATGTATCAGATACTACTATCTATTATACACCGTATTTCAATCTTGTCAAGATAATAATTTATTTTAGTTAGTTTATAGCAGAAAACTGCCAGATATGTATTTATTTTAGTCAGCCCCTAACAGAGGGTTACCAAATAGGTGTTTATTTTAGTTAGTTTATAGCAGAAAACTGCCAGATAAATATTTATTTTTAGTTTATTAAAGAAAAGACTTGACAAAAGTCCCCACAGCGTTATAATAGAGAGAGGACAGTAGAGAAGTCTAGAAGATTATAGGATCAAACTGGGGCTGGGTGCCATCAGTAAGATATCTTGACGAGAGATACGTAAAGAAGGTTATTCATCATTCCTTTTCCTAGGTAGTTGTTGAGCAAGGCTCTCTCTCGTCAAGATACTAAGGGGAAACAGACCAGATCAGCCCCTAGTCCATAGCTCCCAGACCATAGGACATCTATTAAGTAGGTACGAATGACAAACATCACTAAAAAGAACCTGACAAAGAAGCAAGAGTTGTTTCTTGATAGTCTATTCTCTAATGGGGGTAATGTAGTTGAGGCTATGGAAGTCTCAAAGTATCATCCTAGCTCTCGTTCAAACCTTCTAAGGGGTGTACGTAACGAGATTGCTGAACGAACTAAGTCTAGTCTTGCTGGAGCAGCCGCTAAGTCCGCTAAGAGGATGGAAGAGGCCCTAGATGCTGATGGAACTATCCCTACCTCCCAGATGGAAACTAGAATGAAGGCTGCTGCGGACATCCTGGATAGAGTTGGTGTTAGTAAACGACAGGAGATTGATATCATGGCAGAAGTAATCCACGGTATTGTCCTCCTCCCTGCAAAGAAAAAAGAAACTACCATAAACCACATCCCTTCAGTGTAATGATAGACTATATTCCTTCAGTGCAACCTATACAGAAAAGAAACTCCTAGTAAGTATGTCGGATGATGAGCTAGAAAAACCTAAACGAAACTACCACGTAAGTAGGAAAGTACAGGAACAGAGAAAAACCTACCGACAGATAAGACGGAAGAAGGAACAGCTAGAGAAGCTAGAAACTAAGAAAAGTAAACTATCTAAAACCCCTAAGAAAAAAGGGATTGTTGTTGAGAAGAAGGATAAGAAGGCCCCTAATAGTAATGTTGTCTTCGAACCCAATCCAGGCCCACAGTATTCTTTCTTAGCTGCACCAGAAAAAGAAGTACTATACGGTGGTGCGGCAGGTGGTGGGAAATCCTACGCAATGCTTATGGACCTTTTACGCTACGCCTCTAACGGTAACCATAGAGCACTACTACTACGAAGAACCCTATCAGAACTAACAGAACTGATTGATAAGAGTAAACAAATCTACCCAAGGGCTTTCCCTTCTGCTAGGTTTAAAGAATCTACGAAGACCTGGGTATTCCCATCAGGGGCTACCGCACTGTTTAGTTATGTAGATCAAGACGACGATGTGTATAGATACCAAGGTATGTCTTTTTCATGGATTGGTATTGATGAGTTGGGCCACTATCCAACTCCTTTTGTTTGGAACTACCTACGATCTCGTTTACGTACAACCGATACATCCATCGAAACGTATATGAGAGCTACTGCTAATCCTGGTGGTATCGGGGGTTGGTGGATCAAGAAGATGTTTGTTGATCCTAACCCTCCTGACGAAGCCTTCTGGGCTACGGACATTGATACCGGGAATACGTTAGCATATGGGAGAGGACATGCAAAAGAGGGAGTACCCTTATTTGCTCGAAAGTTCATCCCTGCCCGCTTAACAGACAATCCTTACTTGATGCAGGATGGGGCATACGAAGCAATGCTCATGTCCTTGCCAGAGGTTCAACGTAAGAGACGTCTGGAAGGGGATTGGAATGTAGCGGAAGGTGCAGCGTTTACTGAGTTCTCACAGAAAGAACACATTGTTGACCCTGTTGAGATACCATACAACTGGATTAGAATACGTGGATGTGATTACGGCTTCAGTAGCCCCTCTTGTGTACTATGGGGTGCTGTCGATTGGGACGGGTGCATCTGGATTTATCGTGAGTTATATCAGACCAAACAAACAGCAGAAAACTTAGCTGATCTTATTCTCACGATGGAGTCAGATGAC